TGCTCTTGAATACAAGTTTATTGTTCAGGAAGAAATCCATATTTTTACCGTCATAATTTATTACGAAATAGTTCCATCGCTGAAGAGGAACATCCGAATCTAATTCTTCATCTTCGATTGACATTTGAACAATTGCTTTCTTTTCTTCTGAACCTTTTTGCGCCTTCACAAGTGAGTTATAATTGGTTCTTGAGTTATAGATGATCTCTTTTTTTGATTCCTTGTCAGCTGAATTTAATGTGTTACAATGGATCTTCAGTTCGTTTTTGGCGACATTGTATGTCATTTTTGGTACATCTCCGAAATTAAATATTTCTAAATCTGTCGATTTGGATGTAACATTGTTATTCAAGAAAAACCAACCAGAAATGGCATATTGGTACCTCTTCTTCTCTTCGATTGGGCAATCTTCTGCTTTATCTTCTGGTGTACGATCTACACCGGTATTGTGAAAAATGAAAATCTCTTTGCTTTGTGTGTTTAATTTCGTGTCGTATTTTTGTTTAAGTGACTTAGGTGCGAACACGATTTGAGAACCAGAAGCTCCGATATAGTTAAGTAAATAAGGTCCTCCGTATAAGATGGCAATAAGGAGGATTTCAATTGCCACAATTACCCAAATTGTGCGTGTAGTGTCTCCGAATGTTCCTTGTAAACCTTGAACAAGGTCCAAAAAGAGACATGGAATATAAATGATACACGCCCATAATAATTTCAAAAGTCTTATACCGAGAATTGATTTTGTAAGATGAAAGATGAACATAATTGCAATCAATGCAATCATCAGGGAGTGTTGTTTGTAGTAAGAAAGAATGCATAATATGATAAGGAACATTGTATTACCAATAAAACGCATGTTCGATAATAAATTCGACATTGGCGCCATCGTTGGTTTTTCATCTGCAGGTGCACCCGGTACAGGTGGTAATTTGTTATCTGATATTTCTAACAAGTAATGAAATAAAATAATCACGATAGCTAAAGCAGTCATTCCAGTTACAGACATACGATTTTTGTCATCCTTTTCGGTATCGTAGATCAAGACAACCACCAATAACACAATGTAGATAATATGTGTCATTCCAAAGGTCAGCTGTCGCATTGGACTACTGGAATCCTCTGGTTTTAAATCATTGAATACATAGTCTTCTGGGTTCTTGGAATTTGTTGCCTTGAATTTCTCTCGGAGAAATGCGACAAGACCGGCAATACCAACAATTCCAATTACAGTATAAATTGCATATGCAGTTGGGGTGCTCAAGTTATCAGTAAAACTCGTAGTTACATCTTCATAATTTGTTGCGTCACTTGGTGCTTTATTGTCTGAACCAAATTTGTATACTGTATAAATAATTCCCAATATCATTATGACAAATGCAATGACGATGAAAATGACTTTAATCAACTTCCCAACAGCATTTACTTTGGTTTGATCAACGGATTCTAATGGGCTATTTCCAGATTGTGCTTGTGATTGCGCCGGTTCAGATGTTTTGGGTTTACTGACATCATTTGCAACAGCAGCTGCTGTAACAGATACAGGAGTAGCAGCGGCAGCAACAGCAGCACCCTTACTTATAGCAACATCTTCTGGTGTCAAAATCTTACCTAGACCAAACAAACGGAGGTCTGTGCCTCGTTGATTCAGTTCTGTTCCGGTAGCTGCAGTCCATTTTGTAAAGTCCCATTTTGCCTTTTCATTATTGAATGAATTGCCCCATTCTGGTTTATTGAATAAGTTTCCAATAAACAATGGAATAAAGTATAAAATAAGTTTAAATACAGAGAACAACAGTAATGGAACCAAGTATACTGAAGTCAAGAAAAGTCGTAACCAGCGTACTACATTATTATCCTTTTCAAATAAAGAATGTGGTGTTGCACTGGGAATATGGTAAAATGCTGGAATGCAGCAGAATCCAAATATAATAACTAGAGCGATCGCCCAACCCCAATTATCAGGAACATAAGGTAATGATGAATCATCTTTACGGGTTTCATTAAGATACTTCCAATACCATGATAATCCAATGAGTATAACTGCAATAGGTCCAAAAGTAGCTAAAATATAATTTTTCCCACCTACATTTTTATTTTCCGTGTATTGCCATACTTGGATTGAGTCGATGAATTTTGTAAAAATATCCAGTCCACCTACATTTTGTTCTTTCACCATTGGTAATAATAATATTGCGCAAAGTAACAGACCAACAATGAATACAATGAAAAAAGTGTCAAGTAGTTCTTTTACTTTCGGAAACATATCGCCGCGAAATGACTTTGCGATCCAATCCATCGTCGCTTCAGATGTGGTTATTTTTGTAAATGTCATAGAAACGCAAAGAACTACAAGTATAATCGTTAAGAATGGAATCCATCGCGACATTTGAGCTAATACAACTGCTATTACACTGAAATTACTAGACGGTGTACTTGAATCATCGTTAAAGGTTTCTAATACTTTACCCCAGTCATCACTATTCATTTTTTCAATGTTTGCGGGGTCTCCTTTCAATATACCCTTCAAGACATCGTTATCTTTGAAATCTAAATCTTCTTCACAATTCCCCGTGAATATATTTTTCGCAGATGCAGGTAGTTTCATGCATTCCACTATCTTCATTTTTGCAGCATAGAATAATCCGATTGCTATTGTAATTACCAATGCAATACTCAGCAGAGAATTATTGACAGTTTTAATTGCTTTATCGTTTGAAGTGTTTAGTTCATCCATACGCTCTTTCATTTTAACTTTAATATTGTATTCTGTTATGTCCTCGGGTTTACCAGTTTTCTTCAACTCTTTCACGACTTCATCTCTTACTTGTTGATAGTATGAATTTCCGTTTGCAGCATCATCCGTTGTTAAATCGAAATTTGATTGTTGGTTCAGTGAAATAAAATTCCAAATAATAACACTAACGAATCCTAATGCAGATAACCACCCAGCTCCTTTAAATACATTGAATGTGCTTATTTTACCGAATGCAACCATTAGAGCAATACCAGCAAGAACCATATACACGATTCCATGTGCTGCGTACATGTTATTTTTATCATCACCAGCTCCAATACCGTCATCTGATTTAATCCAACCTTGTTGAACAGCAATGAAAATGATTCCAGCTGCAAGAAAAATTACGAATGGCGCGAATCTACCAATCATTCCAACGATTGGACTTGCGCCATTCTCTGGAACTGGATGAAACCATTTATAGCGGTACATCATGTATATACTAGCAAGTAGTGCGCATACTTGCATGATTAAACCTGAATTTAAAATTGTATTTGAGATTGAGAGTGCATTTGCTTCGGCAGATGAATCATTCACTTCGTCTTTCGTCACTGATTTAAGACCAATCTTAGCACCTAATATGGAAAATCGTGCAATCAAATAAATACCTACGATCGATAAAATTAGACCACTGATCATTTTGAATGCGGTTGAACCAATAATACTAGTTTTTGTGCTGTCTGCTGTTTCGCTGTCACCTTGAAACGCCTTCCATAAAAGAGATATAATTGTAATACCACCAAAACCAAGAAACCCGTAACCAATATAACTCAATACGTTATCGTGCTGCGATGCAATACTGATTTTACTACCAATTTGATAACTTGTTATCGCGAGTGTTAAACCAAGACCCAGCAATAACACAATACCTCCAACGATCATGGCCACATAAAGTGTATCTATTTTTGGCAGTTCTCCTTCCGGTGCAGGAAAAAACTGGTCTCCTTTTTCACTCGCATCTCTCCAACCAATATATGAGTAGATGTCACCAGAATATATCCATATTGCAAACAGAACACTAGTTATTAATAGTATAAATACTTCCAAATGCTTTGTGAAAATTTCCCATGTAAAAAATCCAACGAATACAATTACTGAAATAATAATTAATGGCAATAAATCGATTAATTTTGATACGGATGAAGATGAACCATCCATTTATAATGATAACAACTATACCCAGTTATAATTATAAGATATAATAATGCCAATAACCTTACGCTGTTCGGTTATTATGAGAAATGAATTTCTTATTTATAAAAATGACATTGCCGTCTTTTTTCCATGGCAATCCCGACACAACGCGACTAAATTATCTACATGGTTGGAACCACCATGTTCTAAAGCTATTACATGGTCCACCTCAAACCAAGCTGGTAATTGACGTTGACAATCCCCGCATTTCCATCCTTGTTGTGCAGCAACATATTTCTTTTTTGTTTCGCTGACGCTACGCTTGCTAGACCCCTTTCCTGAGTTCAAAACACGTTTTTCAGCAGAACTCATACCGGTTGTTGCTCCTCCTACCATTGATGGCGCAGGTGCTGCATTCATTCCTCCTGCACTCATCATTGCGCCACTCATTACAGCGCCGTTCATCGGATTTGGCGCCTGTCCCCTCGTCATATCAAAAAATGGCGTTATCATATCGGCCGTATCTTTACTAATTGGCATGTATTTAATGAAATCGTTGGCATGATGAAGCAACTCCCTAGAGTTTTCTGGATTACGGCGTAGAAACAAGAAAAAAGAGAGACCTGCAAAGCCAAGTGTTGCCATTTTGACCCATTTTTGATTGGTTTGAAAGAATTTGATAAGCTGACCATCGTAATATGTATTTGCAATAAGAATAAGCGTGATAATAAAGACAATGTATTCTGTTTTAACCATGTATACGATTTACGCGTGATTATGATATTCGTTATATAATATAACGATTATTTCATTATCGGTTATGATAATAGTATGCGGCATATCCTAATCCTACAAGGAATATTAAATACACTAGTTTCTCTCTATACTTCAACTCTTCCATGATTTGAACCGGTTTGGGACGGTAATGTAGATAGTATTTTTCAAGTGCCTCATGTAAAGATATTTCATCTTTCATGAGGATTACATTGTATCGATTGTGAATAAAATGAACCCAACGTATAAACGAATCACGACTATCCAAATAAGGGCGAACTGGATATTTACTTATCATTCTGTCAAATTCAGCCGACATTTCTGGATCAGGAAGTAGCATAGAAAAATTCTGAATGAAATCGTAGTATTTTTTTCGAACGACATCATTAACATGTTCCGGATAATTTACAGCAGCTGTCATTAAAACAAACCAAAAATGCGGTCCCCATATTTTCGCATCCAGTTTTAACATCGTTTACTGCTTATTATGAAATGACATAAAAACAATAACAGAAATACGATAAGCAAAATGAACCATGAAACTCATATACCAGCAGATTCAACAACCACAAATGTAAATTCGGATTCTGTTACAAAAAAAATGAACAACCCTAAATCTGCATTATCATATTCTGAAATTATACAATTACGTCAAAATAAACAAAGTAGCGCCAGTGGCGGTAGCAATGCTAGTGCAGTTTCCGAATCCACTACCACCACCGAATCAATGAAGTATTTTTGTAATAATTGCAACCGAAACAATCATGTCTATAATAATTGTCGCGCGCCGATTACTAGTATCGGTATCATTGCGTTTCGGTGCGGTGAAACTGGTCCAGAATTCCTTATGATTCGTCGACGAGATTCATTTGGGTTCGTAGATTTCATTCGTGGTAAATATTCTTTGAATGATGAGGCATATATTCAGCGAATCATC